CACATCCTCATCGCGCCAGTTGCTCTCAGGCTGCGTGCCCAAGTGGGCCACCAGGGCGTCGATGTCAGCGACGGGAATCTCGATCGAGCCGCTGTAGTCAGGGCTCCGCTCGGAGCGCTTCTCCTGTGTGGGGAACAGGCTGAATGATGCGTTGAGTTCAGACATGGAATCAGTTGGATTGGGTGGATTGGGTCAGCTCGGTTTCGCGGTCGAGCATCAGCTGCAGGAGGGCCTGCTGCTCGTCGTCGGTGAGATCGCCGTCGTTGTGACGAGCGACAAGGCGCTGGCCGACAGCCTCCAGCTGCTGGAGTGTGGAGGCGCCCCTGATGGCCTTCATGCCGGACTGCATGACCTTGGAGACGGCCACGGTGCCATCGTCTGCAGCAGCAGCCGGGAGGGCTGGCTGAGACGGCTCTGCGGAGACGGTGACAGGCTGCACTTGCCCACCACCTGCCTGGTCCATCTCCTCGCCGCTGTAGACCCCGCTCAGATCAGCAGGAAAGGCCTTGCGCAGCGCCAGGGCCTCGCTGCACTTGGCGATCATGGTGGCCGGCATCTTGCTCCATAGCCCCTGCCCGGCGTTGTAGTCGGCGAAGCGCGCCACGCCAACAAAGGGGTGAGATGCTCCCCGGCGGTGAATGATGGTCTTGGCCGCGGCTGGTGGCTTGCTGCTCAGCCAGACGTCTTGCCATTGGCCATCTTCGCCGCACCAGAATGATTCCGATCCGTCGAGCTCACCGGTGCGTTCAGCGATGGAGCGCAGTCCGTCGATGCTGACCTGGATGGTCACCTTGCCGCCACGCTTGATGGCGTAGATCTGTTTGCTGAACGGATCAAGGCCGGTGCGCTGGCACGCCAGACCGAACAGTCGCAGTTCATCAGCGCTGCAGCCTGGCGCGATCGTGCTGGCGATCAGCTGTTTCTGCTCTGGTGTCCAGAGCGTGAGTGAAGAGGATGTCATCAGAAATCAATCGGGGTGATGATGTCGCTGCCGTAGAAAGCCCAGCCTGGCAGCGAGATGGTCTGCAGCTCGTCTCCGTAGCCGGGCCATGCTGCCATAGCGCGGCAGTTGGCGATGCGCTGCAGATCGCGGTCACGGAGGCGCTGCCCCTCCGTCAGGGCATCGGCGTCGAGCGAGTAGACGCCCACGGCGAACGGGGCCTCTTTCTCCACGGCGATGAAGATGAACTGCTCGAACAGGCCACACGCCAGGTAGTGCGCTGCCTGAACGTGATACCGGAAGCTGGCCACGCTCTTGGCGAAGCCCTTGGGGCTGGCGTCGGTGGTGGTTTTGAGATCGACGCAGATGCCGCTGTTGATCCAGTCCGGGCGACACTTGCAGCGCAGCCCTGTCTCGGGATCATCCCACCAGATCGACGTTTCAGCCTTGCCAGCGCTCAGCAGCTCTGCCGCGTAGGGGTGATGACGCACAGCGCTGGCCATGTGCTGCGCCTGCTGCAGGTCTGACCCGCTTACGGGCTCGATGCCGTTGGCCTGCATCTCGGCGGCGGCTTCCTTCCCGGCCTTGGTGCGGCGATCAGGGGCGATGCCATACCGCCTCAGGAGTTCGATGGGCTCCAGCACGGCGCAATGCACCAGGCTGCCGGTGGTCATGGCAGCGGTGGGCTTCCCCGGCTGGCGGTTGGGATCGACGTACCTGGCCCAGTAGTGCTGGCCGGATCGCGCGACCTGATGGAGGTGGCTGGCGCTGACGGCAGGGTCGGCGTGATAGTCGGCATTGCTGAGGTGGTCGATGATGGCGCGGTTCATCGTGCTACCCACTCCCCGCACCAGCGGCTTGCGGGGCAGATGGGCATCATCCCGGAATCGCCGAGGCGTGGCGGGTTGATGCAGCAGAGATCCTCGCCACGGCGGTGGCGCTTGTAGCGGCAGTTGTCGCAGTTCTGATCGTCGAGCGGTGGATTGTTCATTGGGTAACCTCTGATTGGTCGGCGGCGGATGCCGGGGTGGTGGCGTCGCTGGCCCTTTTCTTGCTGCGGCGATTCCTGTGACGGTTCAGCTCGTCGTCGAGTGGACGCGACGAGAGCCGCAGCTTGCTCTCCAGGGTGGTCACGCCATCCCGCTGGACCCAGTAGTGCGGGAAGGGCGACTCCATGTAGGTGCCGGTCCCGATCACTTCGACCCAGTTGGCTTGGCGGCCCATGCGATAGACGATCTGGCCGATGTGGAAGTTAGGCGAAGGGCCCATGGTGTTTCTCCTCTGTGTGATGCAGCCACTCAATCTGATCCCAGAACGGGAGCCATTCAGCGGCTGCGATTTGCTTTGCTTCGACGAATGATTCAGCGCGAATGCACTCAAAGACATTCGCTTCGGGAATGGCAAAGTAAAACCTTTTCAGCGTCATGCGAACCCGACTCCACGGCTGGGTTGAGGTTGGGGTTGCAGTGGTCGGCGAGAACCAGGGCGATCGTCGCCGTGGGCAGCAGGAAGAGCAGGATGCGGGTCAGCATGTGCGGGAACGGTAAGGGTGGTCAATGCAACGGCAGGGAGCCGCGTGAGGTTGGCGCTGAGCCAATGAACGGCAGTGCCGAGCGTGAGCCCGGCGACATAGAACGCCACAGCCACGGCGGCCACGGCGGCGATGATGCGTTTGGCCTGGAGGCCGAGGGCCTCATCGGAGGGAATGGCGATGTTCATGGGGTGGTGGGGAATCAGTTTCCGGCAGCAAAGCGCAGCAGGTGGCCCAGCTGCTCGTTGATCTCAACCAGTGAGCCAACGTGGCCCCAGTTGATCCGAGTTTCGCCGTCCGGGGCTGGCATGTCTTCAATGACGGCCTGCAGCGCCTGCAAGCTGGCCAGCGCAGCAGCGTGCTGGGCTGTGTAGGTGGCTTCTGCGCGATGGTTTGCCATGGTGCTGTCCGGGGTGGTGGCGAAAAGGATGGGAGATCGCAGCTCCCCCGTGGCTGACCCTTCTCTTGTCCAGGGCGGAGAATCCGGCGCTCGCTATCCGGCTTGTGGCGTGACCCCAACATAGGGTCAGACTGTGCCCGGTTTGGGGTGCTTGTGACAATTCGTAATGATCGAGGACTTACACGAAGGGGGCCGATCAGAACAGATCACCCGGTATTGGTGATGGTGTGTGATGCGGTCGTTTCCGGTGCCGCACCCTTGATGCCTCGGGGTCAGAGGAGCGCTGCTATGCGTGCGGGACTGGACCAAGCCCTAGGAGCAGCGACCCAGTCTCAGACTCGGCCTTGCCGATAAACTTCGCTGCTTGCTTTGCGTATTCAGGCTTCAGCTCCACGCCGATGTAACGGCGCCCCATCTTCACGGCTTGATAGCCGGTGCTGCCAATGCCGTTGAACGGATCCAGAACAACATCATTCGGATTGCTGTAAAGCGTCAGACAGCGTTCAATCAGATCCAACGGCATGGGGCAGATGTGCTTCTCGTCTTTGTCAGCCTTGAACCTGGCGTTAAGCACTTTGGTCTGCATCGTGTCCATCCAGACAGGCGATGCCCATTGCTGCCATTGGTCGAGCGTGAATTCTTCGCGAGTGTGCGTCACCGGCTCACCAACATTCTTGCCTCTGGAATCCTTGCGCATCACCAAGATGTACTCAGGCATTCCCATCGCGCTGACGCGACTGTTCTCGCGAATGTTCTTGTAAAGAAGTCGCTCATGCTTTGTCTTTTGCATTTCACGCACTGGATCGCGCCAAACGGTGACCCGCGCGCGAAGGCAGAATCCAACCTCTCGATAGTTACGGCTAGCCTCATCCGAAAACGGGAACAGTCCGCCTTCGCCTGTCTCGCTGCTGTTTTGATAGAAAACCGTATCTTTGACGTGATCGCAGATCACGGCGCCTGGCTTGACCACGCGATACAGCTCACGCGCCATGTAACGGTGATGCTCCAGGAATTCCTCGTGAGATGCAGAATTGCCCATGTCGCGCTCGGAATCGCTGTAGATGTAAAGCGATGAGAATGGAGAACTGAACACAGCGCAGTCGATGCTGTCGTCAGGTAGACCCATCAACAGCTCAACGCAATCAGCGTTGTAAATGGCC